TTATAAATTACTGATAGCAGTTTCAAAGTAGGTGACTGCTTTTTTTGCGTTATCATCTGATAGATGGCTATATATATCCATTGTCATTGCAAGGGTTGAATGGCCCATACGGTGTTGAAGAATTTTAGGTTCAATTCCACTATTTACCATCAAACTAGCGTGAGTATGTCTAAAACCGTGAAAACCAACGTCAGGAACTCCAGCACGTTTAAAATGTCTTCCTAATCTTTTACGTAGGGTAGGCGCCCAAGCATACTTTTCTAATAGTGTAGAAAAAACAACAGTAGGAGAGGTTCCTAGCTTCATAGCCTCTAAGCGTTGGCGCTTATGGTATTGTTTCATTACATGAATAGTATTATCGTCTATATTTATAATTCTATTTCCACTCTTTGATTTTGGGCTATTTGTGGTAAGGAGTCTATTAAGTGTCTTTGAAATTTCTATTGTCTTGTTTTGAAAGTCAATGTCTGACCATTCCAAAGCCAAAACTTCACTAATTCTACACCCTGTAGCAAGGAGAAGCTTGTATAAGGTAAAGTCAAAGAGGTTTTTATATTTTTTTTGATCCAGTTGATCCAAATAATCTAAGAACTTCTTTAGTTCTATATCATTCAGATATTTGACTTCCTTTTTATCGTGTTTTACTTTTCTAGGAACAACTACCTCCCTAGCTGGATTGATTGCAATTACTTGCATAGATACACCATACTGTAAAATTCTTGTGTTTACATTGTGTAGGAGAGGATAATTTAGAAACGCCCCCTTTTCTCCTTGATTTGCCTTGCTGGCCCATTTGTTTACATAGGTTTGTAATAGTGCAGTAGTAATCTTATCTACTCTATACTCTCCCAGAGTTGGAAGAAGGTGCTTTTTAACAAGCCCTTTAATACTTTGGCGTGTATTCGGCTTCACACTATCTTTATAACTATCCCACCAGATATTAAATAGTTGATTGTATGTTACAATTTTAACACGCTTTTTAGTGGTGTATCCATTTTCTGCAAACTCATTAATAACTTCCCGTGCTTTTATCTTTATTGCTGATTTAGTTAAGGCGGTAACAGTGGTACGGGCCTTTTTCCCCGTCATCTGATCCACGCCTAAATAAACGCTAGCACGGTAAACAGTTTGGCCATTCTTTTTTACTACGGTTTTGATATTCATTTTTCTTTCCTTTCCATCAACAGGCAAGCGGATAGGTGAGAAAAGAAAATTTAATAAATGTGACAACGTTGTCACATATTAATGTAAATAAATGCGACCATTTAGTCGTATTACTAATATTGGACTTTCTAAATTCTGTGACGTCCCATAATTTCAAATTACCCAACGTTGGGTAATTCGAAATCGTTCAACGTTGAACGATTTAGGATTATGTTGCAACGTTGCAACATTTCGAAACGTTACGAAATTTGATAAACGACAACGTTGTCGCTTTTAGTTTAACGAAAGTGATCTTGAAACTGTACTTACTAAACTAGTGCTTGATATTTCCCAATGTTGGGAAATTTAAATAGGGTAAATTGCATTTTTAGAATGTCGAAACGTTACGACTTTTTATTTTTAAAAATATTTACCAGTTCAGATAGCAAATATAATTCTTTATTTGTAGTTTCCTTATCTTTTACAAAATCGATTATGTTTTCAATATAAAAATATCTATTATCATCTTCTGATAAAGCGCCCCCAAAGCCTTCGAGTGTGAAGTTTAGAAGACCGTCTTTATCTTTAGTGAAATCTTCTGGATTTTGGTGAACTAAGTCGGACATGTGTTTATGAGGTTCATCTTCAAAACCTAATAAATAATTTAAACTTACATCAAAATATTTGGCTAACTGTTGGCCTCTATCTGCTTTGAATTGACTTTCACCATTTTCCCAACTTTGGAGAGTACGTAAAGGAATATTATGTTCTTTAGAGAATTCCTTTTGTGAAATTCCTTTTTTTTTGCGTAATTCTTTCAATCTATTCATAGTAAACACCTTTCAAAAACATTATAACACAAAAAATATTTAAATAGACGCAAAAAATTGCATTTATTTTTAAAAAAAGTATTGACAACGCAAAAAAATGCGTGTATAATTCAAGATGTACCGCAGGAAGTTGCGTGCAAATTAGTAAACACCATAAAAATAATATTAAGGAGGTAAAGCATGAGAAATAACATGCGCTTATTATTAGCAAAGCAACGGAAGAAAACTTCTGACGTTGCAGAAGCTACAGGGATATCAAAAAGTACACTAACGGCATTATACTATGAACGTGCAAAGAGTCCAACATTGGATACTTTGAAGAAAGTTTCAAGTTTTCTAGGGGTAACTATTGATGAATTTCTAGATGTGAAAGATTAGAAAGGATACATAATGTATACATGATTTTCAAAAAAAGACAACAAAAAAAGTCAAATACTCGCCTTCGCCAAAAATTGAGTATATGACTTAAAAGAAACAGGTACCTAGAAAGAATACTTTCTAAATACTTTTTATGTACCTAGTATATCAGAAATTAGAGAGGTACACAAGATGAAAGGAAAGAAGTTTTCCCATTATCCCCGCTTATTAAGTAGGGCAGTGACATTGGTTTCACAACTATACCATGGAGAAATTACAAGATCTGATTTTGATATCTTTTATAAAAGACTTGGAGATCAGATAGAACATGAACAAAAATTAAATAAATAATCACTTATTAAACAGGCAAGCGGATAGGTGAAAAAAGAAAACTGTATAAGAAAAGCCATGCTGACAGGACAATTTAAAGGCTTTGTTTAGAAAAAATGTGGGTGATTTCCCACGAAACACCACTACAAGCGTTCGCCAACTTGGGGCAATAGCCTAGCGTTTGGAGTGTTGCTAACTCAGTATAGGAAACGGCAATTGAAAGGAACAAGAAAACAATATGACAGTAAAAACAAATGATGTTTTGGTTGAGTATGAAAGGATTTGTTCACAGTTGAGTGAAATTCAACTAGTCTTAGAAATGGCTAGTATGGAAGACGGTAAAAATTCATCAGCTTTATTAAATACTGTAATTCAAGCTATAAACCAACTTATTTTAGAACATACTGAACAGGCCAATAATTATAGAAAGATGATATAAATGGATATCTATCCATGAAAAACCGCTATAAACCGCCTAAAGATCAAAAAAAGCTGATTTAGAGGCGTGTAGAAGTTAAAAAGAGAATGAGGGAAATAAAATGAATGAATGGAATTTACCAACTGACAAAACCATTATTTTACTTGTAATTCTATTTAAAATTGTATGGAAAATATGGAATAGACCAAGTCCAATCAAACTAGTTGAAGAAAAAGAAAAGGTAGAAGTTTCAAAAGGATTAAATCCAGATTATGGGGCTTATGTTTGGCTAGCTGGCAAGCGTTTTAATTGAAAGGGGTAAGGATATGGAATTACTTTCAAAGGAAATTCAATTGGAATGGCTTCAAACTCAAAAAGAGACTTTAGAAACCCTTGTTAATTTAGAAATGGAACGAAAAGGGAAACTAGATCTTATTACTAGAGAAGAATTAAAAGAGGCCCTAGGAGTCTCAGGAGAAACACTAAGAAATTGGGAAATGATGGGTTTACAACGTTTTCAAACTCCTATGGAGAGAGCTAGAAAAGTTTATTATCGCCCAAGTGACATTTATTTGTTCTTATCAGTGAGGTAAATAGAAATGGAAGTAAGATATTATGAACCGTCTAAAGATTTTAATAAAGCAGTATATAATGCTCCTTTTAATTTTTTATTACTGCCATTAGGTACAGATGAAGAAGCTGAAAAGAAGATCATAGAACATTTTGAGGAGGTGAAAAGATGTATAGACAAGTGATTTTATTTCTACAAGAACAAAAGATACAAGATTTTGACTTTTTGAAGGATACCCCTACTAGGGTTTATAAAAAGAATGAGTGGTACGCTTTTATTTACTATGAACCAATGGGGGAAAATCTAACTGAACAGGTGAGTCCTAAAATGCTTATTCAGGTAGTAACCAACTCTAAAGAGCTAGAAAATAGGGGCTGGAAGTTAGTGCGTAATTTCCCTATTAGTAAATTACAAGGGGATTTACTAAAGTTCTTACAGTTATATGAAGTCTATAAATTTAGAAGTTATAAAAATGGGTATGGTTTAGAATTTAATGGGCCATTACTGGAATATGTTGCGTATGGCTTAAGTGATCGAACAGAAGTATCTACTTTTTTAAAAATGATGGTTGGGGCTGGATATGATTTAGAAATAATCATACAGATCTTTTCAAATATCGTAAAAAAGAAATCTCTTGCCCGTGATTTTGTTGAATTGATAAACCGTTATGAGGTGTCAGTATGAATGTAAAAGGAGCATTAGAAATCATTAAGCAAGAAGAACAAAGCAATATTATCCCCTTTCAAAAACCACCAGAAGAAGTAAGAAAACTAACTACTTTTGTGAATTGGAAAAAGACTGTAAGAGAGTATTTAGATAAATTTAATAATGATCGTCTGAAAAGCTTGATAGAAAAGGGTGCAACAGAAGAAGGAGCAAAAAAAGAAATAGATAAGCCGTTAAGCCATACAATGGTAGCAAGTATAATGTTAGATCTGTTTAATTTTTGCCGTATTGATAGCGAGGAAGGGGTAAGCCCTGTATATATCTATGATCCAGATAAAGGTATTTATATAAACGATCTGGAGTTTTTAAAGGACATTATTAACGTGATTGAGTACCGCCATAATGAACGTAGAGCAAACGACTGTATATATTCATTGAGACGACAGACACCACGAAAACAATTAGAGGATAACCTAAATTACATCATTGTAGGCAATGGTATTTACAATCGAACAACTAAACAGTTAGAGCCTTTTACTCCGTCTAAAATATACACTAGCAAAATTAAAACCAATTATAACCCAAACGCCCAGAGGGTAAACATAAAGGGGTGGGATTTTGAGAGCTGGCTTCTAGATCTCTTTTCAGGAGATAAAAGCCTTTATCGACTAGCATTACAACTATTACACGCCTGTATCAGAGGGGAGAGTTTAGGGAAAATGTTTTGGTTTATTGGAGAAGGTGGAACAGGGAAAGGGACACTCCAAGAGCTTTTTATAAATCTTGTTGGGCGTGAAAACATAGCTAGTATAAAGATTACGGATTTAGATGTAAACAATCGCTTCACACTGGCCCAAGCGTTAGGAAAGAGGGCAGTTATTGGGGACGATATTCAACAAAAGGCACTCATTAAAGATACCTCTAAATTATTTTCTCTAGTAGGTGGGGATACTGTTTCGGTTGAAAAGAAGGGGAAAGATGCCTATAGTGCTTATATAAAGACTGTTGTTATTCAATCAACAAATGAAATGCCAAGGCTAGATGGTGATAAAAACGCTATAATGAGAAGAATGGTAATCCTTCCATTTCAAAGAGTTTTTTCAGATGGGATAAAAAAACCCAATCGAGCTATTAAGTATGATTACATCAAGAGAAAAGAAGTATTAGAGTATGTTTTGAAGTTAGTAATAGATTTAGAATTTGACGAATTTATTCAGCCAAAAATTTCAAGAAAATACTTACTAGACTATCAACAATCTTTAGACACAATCCAGCAATTTGCTGATGAACTATTTCAAGATATTCAATCAACGTTTTTGCCTAATGATTTTGTCTGGTGGCGATTTACTGGTTTTGTGGAGTTTCATAATCACCAAAGTAGTTATACTAGCCAAGGGTTAAATAAGAAATTTGAGAAGTATTTACCGAGCGAATGGAGAAAAACAAAGTATCCTATCACCATTCCAAAAGGTCAAGAATTGCCCAAAGGGTTTAAACCGAAAGAAGACACCCCGAATTATCAAAATAAAACATATCGTTTTACACCTTCTAAAACTGTAAGAGGTTACGAAAAAACCACTACAGAACATACACATGAAATACACTAAATTGTATAAGTGTAGTAGTTGTAAAATATTGATACAATTGAGTTTTATTATATATTACTACACTACTACACTTAAATAATATAAATAATAATAAAAGAGTGTTGTATATCTGTATATATACTCTTATAAGAAATTCCGAGTTAGAAAAATAAGTGTAGTAGTGTAGTAAAAACGTGAAAACCCTTGTGGGACAAGGAGTTTAAGGTTTTGGAGAGATTTCCTAAGTGTAGGAGCAATTCTTAAGTGTAGGAAAAAAGAATAATTTTTAAAGAAAAAGAGGTCTCAAAATGGAAGAAAGTAAATTGAAAAAATATTTAGAAGAAGGCTATATTTTATTTTATAAAAATGGTATAATAGAAGTAGAGAAAGCGCCTATGTTTGGCGAAATTAATTTGAGCTATTCAGATGGTAAGCTTAATCTATTAACAAAAAGAGAAACAAAAAAATATGTCTATTGAGAACAACTCAGGGGCGTACCGTAAGCAATAATGCTAATGGTATGCCCCTTTTTGTATATCAAGAAAGGAGGTGTGGGCTATGGAAAGAAATGTTTTCCCTGATTATGTTGTAGGTGCTAAATTTTCAATGGATCCAGAAAAAAGGAAGAAAATCTTTTCAAACTGTAAAAAGAGTGAAAAGAACTTAAATAAAAGGAAACGTGAGATTTTAGAAAAATATGTCAAACATCAACAACAATCAGAAACTAGAGAAGATGATCTTGAAAGTTCGGAGAGTTCTAAAGGACAAGATAACTGCTAGGAACTTTAGAAAAAACTACAAGCAAAGAGCAGATATAAAAAGATAAAAGGAGAAAAACAAAAATGAAAATTGACTTAAAAAATAAAAAAGAAAAATTAGAAAATTATATTCGTAGTATTGGTTATGAAACAACTGGCCTTGAATTGAAAAGTGATCAAGCTATTATTGATCAAGCTATTATTGATAGTTACAAACAAGATGAAAAGAAAGATCTAGTTTCTCTAATTGATATTATCGAAGTAACTAGCAAAGATGGAAAGTATGAAGAGATTGACTTAGACAAGGTAGAAATGATTGAGATTGGTGATTCTCTTGGTGGCAATCGAGATGAAAAAGCTAAGACAGATTTTCTAGAAGTTGATTATAAGATGAAGACACTCGCTGGATTTCTTAACCTATCAAAAGAACAAATTGATGACGGTATGTATAATCTAGATTCATTCCTAGGAAATAGTATTGCTAAACTTGAGCGTAAAACTATGAACAAAGGTATTGGAAAAGTCCTAACACTTGCGACTGCAAAAAGTATTGCCTCTATCAATGACATTAAAGATCTAGTAGCTCTAGTGAACCCAGAGCGAGAAGTTTCAATTGTAGTTACTAATTCTTTATTTAACCACTTAGAAAAGATGGTAGATAGTTCAGGCTTACCAATTCTTAAAGTTAACAAGGTAAATGGAACTAGTGAAACATTCTATACTGATCATTTTGTAGTAGTAGATGATACTACATTAGGAAACGCTGGAGATAAGCTTGCATTTGTTGGAGATCTGAAGAACTACGCTAAACTGTTCAAATACAATCAGACATCTGTAAAATGGGTTACAGACTTTAAAACATATTCTGAACGACTTGCGCTATATACACGTTTTGACGTTAAGAAGGTTCAACCAACATTAGGTTATTTTGCAACTTGGAATTAAGAGGTAGTTAAATGGAGTTAGATTTATCAAAGTACCCTCTACAAGAACTTTATAAAAGATTTGAAGAGGTGGAACAGAAAGAGGCCAATGTTTCAAAGTTTGAAAAAACTGTCTTAGATGAAAAAGTAAAATTACAAAATTTTGAAGGATTTAGCCTTGACGATCTGGAAAATTTAATAGATGGTAATGAGGTTATTTCACACGATCAATTGAACTTACTAACAAAAAAACTAGAAAGTGTATCAAGAGAGCTTAAAGATATTAAAACAATTTTTCAAAGTGAAGTTCCTGTTTATATCCATTTTGAAACACGGAGACGATTTAGAAAAAGTGGTTTAGAAGCTTCTTACAAAAAAACTATTAAACATATCATAAAGGAGTTTGAAAAACTTCGATCAATTGAAAAAGAAGTGCAAGAGATCAATGATAAGATAGTAAAAGAAATTTCTAATAAACATAGTCTTTCAGGGTGTAGAACAGAGTTAGAACTAAACGCAATTACACCACTATTTAAACCAGAGGTAAGCGGTGAAATCTATCTAAATTCAGAAATTAAGAAAGCTAAGGAATTTTTAAAGTAATTCATTCTATATATAGCGGTACTCAATAAGTATCGCTATTACTTTGATTTTTGTAGACTTTAACACAATGAGGCAAGCATAAACTGAAAAAATGAAATGGCTAAGATCCTTTTAATAGCAAGGGAAGAGGAAAGATGGCGAGTTTCACAGAATGTAAGATATGTTAAACTGGAGGGAAAAACAAGGCGATAATGACAGAAAAAACACTGGTAAGTAGGTGTTGCAATGCAACAACAGATAGATACTATGCAACACCTTCTTAAGTTGAAGGGATAGGCTTAAATGAGATAAGGGTAGTATGATTACATAGAATAAAGGCTCTAATAAGTGAAATATAGGCCATTTAACAGGGCTGGTAGTATATGTATAGGGAGGGGTAATATTGCTTACTACAGGACAATTGGACAGGCTAGATGAAGAGCTAGACCGTTACAAGAACATAGATAATAAAATATTTTTGAGAAGACAAGAAATAATTTATAATAAAAAGTTTACTGAACATTCAAGTGGTTCAAATAAAATCAGTAATCCAACAGAAAATACTATTATAAGGCTAGAAAGTGATATAGTGTTACGAAATTTAGAGCTTTTTAAGGAAATAGTAGAGCTATTACTAGAAAAATTGACTCCAGAACAGATAACTTTATTTAATATGCACTGGCTAGGTGAACAATTGACATGGGAGGAAATCTCAGAGCGACTTGATAGACCAGTGAGAAGAATTAAAAAGCAAAGAAGAGCTATAATAGAGACTTATGCTAATATGATCAACCTATAA